CAGATAAGTTTGCTAAAACCTTGTTAGAAAAAGACAAGCTAGTTGTTGTTCGTAACAGAACTAGCAATACCCCAAAAGACGCTCTGTCTCTTAATGAGATCAATAAGTCTATTGACAACCACATTAAAGACGCAGATAAACTTGGTGCAACAGAAACTATAAGGGAGCTTCAAGACCTTAAAGACGAGATAAACAATGTCGTACTTAAGGAGGCCCCTATTGGTAATAGAATGCTTCACATGTCTAAGGATGTTCATCCTGATGTTGAAGATTTTGTTGAGAAACTTACAGCCGGTAGGTCTAAGCTAGTTGGGCCCAACGAGTTTAAACTAATATCGGATATTATGGCTGAGAAGCTATCTCAACGAGCACCTATTACTGATAAGTTCATTGGCTTCTGGAAAGAGGCCGCTGAAGAGTTCATCGTAGATACCGGGAAGGTAGATATTCCTTGGTATACTTTTGATGGCAAGAAACTCTATCAACGCTACCGCCCTACGGTGGAAGAGCGCATAGAGTTTACTGACCCTGTAACTGGACGAAAAGTTTACAATGTCTATAAAGACTCTGTAACTGACGGAAAGTTTAAAGGTAAATCGTCAATCAATGATGCAAGAACTGGTTATGGTGTAAACGGTAACCATTCAAATGATGCGGCGATTGTTCGAGGGTTCCACTTGTGGGGCCGGAAGAATAAAGTAGAAACTGCAACCATCCATGATGCTTTCTTCGTGAACATGGGAGAAGCAACAAAGGCTAAGAACGCTTTAAGACACCTATACGCTGATGCGGTAGAGTCTGACACCGTTCTTAAGACCCTCAAGGCAATGCGCGACGAGGGGCTCTCTGAGAAGGCTTATCAAAGACTACTCGCTAAGGCCATAGAAGATGGATTAATAGTAAAGGATGGCGGATTAACCCGCAAAGATATCCTTGCGCCGATTCCTATCGGTGAAAGTTGGTATGGGATTGGCCCATAACTGTCTGTGACAAAACAATAATTGGCCTGTGGCCTAGGAGTACAAAATGAACGATGAAACTAATAATGAAGCAACTGAAATGGAAACCACTATGGAAACTGAAGCATCAGCTGGACCAGACCTCTCATCACCTGAAGCACAAAAGATGATCGAGAGCATGGTATCAGAGCAATTAGCTCAAATGAAAGACAACATGAACAAGATGTCTAAGCAACGTGATGACGCTATGAGGAAAGCAGTTGAGCTTGAAGAGTCAGCTAAGGCAGCTAAGTTGGAGAAGCTAGAAGCAGAAGGTAAAACTTCTGAAGCCCTCCAGATGAAGCTGGATGAAGCGCTCGCTCGAGTAGACTCGCTTTCAGGTATTAACACTACCCTGACTCGTGACCATCAAGTTGATAGGGTTCTTGGAGACCAAGAGTTTCGCAATGCTACGGCAAAGGAAATGGCTAAGTCTCAAATCATTAACGAGCTTAAGCAAGATGCTGAAGGTAGGTGGGTTCACGCTACAGGGGCTTCTCTAGGTGAATTTGTTCAAGCCTTCGCTAAAGACGAAGAAAACGCTTTTCTTTTTAAACCCAAGCAGTCTACAGGTGCCGCTGCTATGCAGCAGTTTGGTTCAGAGGGCTCACGCCCTAAATCAAACAAACCTATCTCTGAGATGTCTTTTGAAGAATTCCTGAGAGAGGACACCCCAGCACCAACAAATGACTTCGGGTTTTAATTAATTTATATAATCTTTAAGGAGATTACAACATGGCACTTTCTGATTTTACTTCCGGTACAGCCGGTTCTACAATGAAGTTTCAGGTTCAGCGATACGTCAACGACTACGCTCATGAGATGTACACTAACGCTAAGAAGTTGTCTGGTACAGCTATCGTAGGCGCTAGCGCTGAAATCAACACCAGTATTGAAGACTACCTTGGTCAGGCTCGTTGGTACAAGCCGCTGATGGCAAACATTAACGTTCCAAGCGTTACTGATGCTACAGCTGGTAACTACACCGAAGTTGACACCGCATTCTACAAGTACGCCAAGACTGTGCGTACGCATGGTGCGAAGGAAGTTAACGTACAAAAGGTCATCTCTCAAGAAGACGGTCTGGCTAAAATTGCTCGTGACTTTGGTGAGACCAAAGCTCAGGACGAGCACAACTCAGTTCTTGAGTCTCTTAACGGCGTAGCAGCCTACGAAGTATCTCGTGGTGGCGGTATTGTAACTTTCAACACTGATGCTGATAGTCCCACTACTGGTTTCTACGTAGACGTAAACGCACTGGGCGAGTTCGGTCAAGCCGCTACTGGCGATAGCGATGAGCGACGACTCATTGACCAAGCTAAGCAAGGCGCAATGCGCGGCGAGCGTCTCTTCAAGGCTATGGGAATGGCTTGGAAGGACTACGAAGCTCCCTACTACTACATGATTACCAGCCCAGAAACTCTGGCTGATCTTCGTGGCGCTAACCTCGTTGATGACACTACCATCACCGAAGGAAACCTTGTATTCAACACCATTTTCAGCGGCAAGTTCCGTCTGCTCCTTACCCGTGCTGTTGGTAACGACCAGTCAACTTCTGCTAATGTTAATGACCAGTCTGCAAAGACTACATTTATCTGTAAGCCCGACGCATTGACTATGAAGTCACTTGTTGTGCCTATGCCTGTAGAAATGGACCGAGCAGCTGCTGCTCACGGTGGTTCAGGTACTACTGACATCTGGTATCGTTGGGGCTACGTATGCCATCCTATGGGTTACTCTTGGGACGGTTCTGAAACTCAGTTCATTCAAACCTCCGGTACAGGTGGTTATGATCAAGCCGACTCTTGGGTTCGCAGTGAAGCTGGTTACTTGAACTTGGGCATTCTCCCTATTTTGCACGCTTAATAAAAGAAGAGGTGGGTAATGGCTATCAAACTAAACGTAAATAGCTATGTCACCTTGGATGAAGCTAACGCATACTTTATTGATCGTTCTAACAGCGATAAGTGGCACGTACTTAATAACAACGATAAAGAAGAGTACTTGACTACTGCAACTGGTTACTTAGACGATGTAGTAACGTATGTCGGTGTCGCCGTGTCCACCTCTCAGTCTCTTGCATGGCCTCGTGAAGGGTCTTATTTCGATGATCGGTATAATAATTCCGTTTCTTTTGAAGACCCTGACCGGCCCCACAGATTGCAAAAGGCTACTTTCGAGATGGCGATGCACCTTATTGAAAACCCGTGTGTTTTAGATACTACAGCGAAAGCTGAGAGTATTGGTGTATCATCTATTAAACTAACTAACATACAGTACCCAGCAAGATTGCCTCATTTAGTGAGACGAGCTTTAGGGCCTATAGCGGAAAGCGGAAGCTTAACTCCGTGGAGGGCTTGGTAATGGGGCTATGTATAGGTAGCTTATTAGACGGTTCGTTAGACCTAGCATTTGATATGGTAGGTGCTTTCACAACCGATATGTACTTTAAGTGTGACGCTGAGTCAACTTACGACCCTGATACTTCCAAGGTAATAGAGCGAACGGAAACGTCTGCTGTATTCAAAGGAATAATTGGGAAAGCAAAAGATAACATGCTAACTAGCGCAGGAATAGCGGCTGTAACTGAAAGGTTAGAAGTCACTGTAAAGTGTAAAGATATTCCTGAAGACTACAGTAAGTTTGACACTATTCACTTTAAAGGAGTAGATCATCGAGTTATAAACTATATAGACGATGGTTACACCATTCAATTTGTTGTTTCTACGAGATAAGGAGGATTTATGGCTAACTACACAAGTCTTTTGTCCTCTATAGATAAAGTATTTGCTTCCTCTTCGTGGAAGAACTTTGGAGTTAAATCTTACCCCGCTAACTTTTGGCCAGCTACTAACCCAGATGAGTTTGTTATTTATGAGATAATACCCTCATCGCCTCCAGTGGAGGAGTATAGTAAGCCAACTTACAAGCGAGGCATGATCATTATACAGATCTACACTAGGTCTAATAAGGGCTCTCTAAGGACTTACGAGATAGCAGATAAATTAGCTGATCTTTTAGAAAACCAGTATTCTGTTGACACACAACTATCTGATGGAACACTTAACGTCAGAGGTATCGATAAGGATGACACAAGTTTATTCAGGGCTGACTACAGCCTACAGTTTAACTCATTTTAACTTTTTAGGAGGCTACAATGCCACATATTTCATCTATCGGTGCGGGGATGTATACATCTCTCACCTTCCTGAACTTGCCCGTAGTCGAGGGCACAGGTACTGAAAATGCAGTCAACAAAGGAGAAACTCCTGTTGAGTGGATTGCTCTTTTCGAGACTGCAGGCACCCCTTGGGTTGCCGGTGATGATACGGTCAACTTTGGTCGTATCCGCGAGTTCCCTAACCTCGGTATTCCTGCGAATATCGTAAACGTACCTCAGTATGGTCAGGCAGTATCTTCACAGATCTCTGGTCAGTCTGATGCTCCGTCAATGGACTTCACGTTTAACTACGTTCCGACTGAGCACTCGTTTATTGATGCTATGCGACAAGGCGGCGAGCAGTACTTGTTCCGAGTACGCTTGGCTAACGCTAAGCAAAGCGTCACTGATACTGGTGTTAACGTACCTTCGCTTGATCTTGCCGGACAGCTTACAGAAGCTTCAGACTTCTTCTTCTTCGGTTCAGTTGCATCTTTCGAGATTGTACCTAACCTCACCGACTCTAACCAGCTGAACACTACGCTGACTATTGACGGCGAAATGCAGGGTCCATATTCTTGGAACGCTGCTGGCGATGTTTACGCAAAGTAAGCAATACTACAGGGTCTCCTTCGGGAGGCCCTTATTCTTTATTTAACCTATACAGGTGATACTATGTCAGAAGAAATTAATACACCTTTCGATCAACCATATGTGATGAAGGTGACTATAAACAAGATGCGCAAAGCTATTGACACTAGTTTTTATAAGACCTCCTCAAGACTTGAAGAGTTCGAGGAGAAGTCAGATAAGTGGGTAGAGGTCCTTAATACACTACACGCTCTTCACGCTATCCGCAAGGTAGTTGATGACTTTGAAAGTCACAATACTCAAATTTTTAACAACAATACTAATGAGGATTCTCAATAATGGCAATGGATATTGATAAGTTTTTAGATGAAACTAAGCAAGATAAGAAAATTGACTTTAGAGGTCAAGCACTAACCCTTAACGAACTTTCTTATGGTACTGTCGCAAAGTTTTCTAGAATTGCAAAAGAAATGGAAGACATGGACGAGATGGATACTAATCGAGTTGCTATGGGTAATTTGCTCAAAGCAGGTGTTGAAGAATTTCAAGACATCACTGATGCGCAAATTGAACGCTTTCCTCCTCTCATGCTTAAAGAACTTACAGAACACATTCTTA